CAGTAAGGCCGTTTTGATTGTATCGTGATCCACTCGCAGTAAGGTTCCCATGAAAGCCGGGACCATACCAAGAGCTAATCACTGACAGAGTAGTTAGAAGAGGAATCATAATAAGATAGCAAGGAACATTTATATTTCCATCTACTCATTAAAGAGGCCCAGCACTACTCGCTAGGGGCTAAGCCTCTACCGATCAATAACCCTTCTTAGCTGAAGGCTTCATCTTAACAGGCTTACCGGCTTTAGCGGCTGCCTTCTTAGCTGCTGCTTTACCAGCAGGAGTATAAGGATACTCTTTGTTTCCGACTTTAGGCATGATAGTTACTTCTTTTTAGCAGTCTTAGCAGCACGTTTAAATTGAGCTGCAGTGGGTGCTCCTTTAGCACCAGGTTTACGCATCTTCTCATCACTGCCAGCAGCGATACGCATACGCTTAGCATGGATGTTTGCGTAGAGTCCAGGTTTAGCCATTTAGCATTTCCATTTACGAAGGGCTAGTGCTTTGCGGGTAGGTCTACCCTTCTCATCTTTCATGGGTCCCTTCACACCACCCATACGGGCACAGAAGGAACGCTTACGTGGCCCACCTTCAGGCTGTGGAGCCTTTAGGTTGGAGCCTGTCTCTCTATTATATTTCTCCCGACCAGCTTTCGTTAGTCCACCAGTACGGGATTTATGTGTGCCAATCTTTAGGCTGACGGCCTTACTTTTTGCTGCCGCCACCTTTATGCCCTTTCTTACCACAAGCCATTAGAATACTCCAGGAATAATTTGACCTGTTACGATATAAGCGCCAATAGCAGCCACAAAGCCAAGCATAGCAAGGCGACCATTGAGGAGTTCAGCACGTTCGTTGTGAGGCACAGTGTAGGATTCGTCAGTGTACATGGTGGGTTCCTTAGCGAAGATGTTAGTGTCGTTCATTAGAATTGAAGGTTAGATCGTTCAAGCTTATCGGCTACATCAGCACGGTAGGCTGGATCCTTATCGTAGCGTGGATCATCCATAGCTGCTACGAGTTCAGCTTGAGAGCGGAAGGCATCGCTAGCATTGCGTGGTGCATTACCAGTAAGCATCTCACCATCATACCCTACAGCGTCTTGGTAACGTGAGCTGAGAGCTTGAGCAGCAAAGAACATAGCAAGAGGATCACCGCGATCCATCACTGCATCGTACATAGCTATCTCTTGTTCTGATAGGTTCTGACCAGCCCATTGAATCATGTTCTGGTATTCATCAGAGCCACCAACTGCTTGTTGGATCTGTTCAATATCAGCTTCAGTTGCTTGAGGTGTTGCCTGCTGCTGAGCTTGGTTCTCAAGGAACATGTTAGCAACATCAACAGGGCTCATACCCTCTACCTTACCAACAACTTCAGGGTCCCATTCACCAGTACGGTAGGACTCCATGATTGTTTCATACAGGCTACCAGCTTCTTCTGTAGGTGCCTCCTCCTCTTCCTGTGGTGCTTCCTCTACCTCTGTTTCTTCCTTACTACTGAGTCGTTTCTGTAACTCAAGGTAACCACGTTCTAGCTCCTCTGCTGATCGGTACTTACCAGCCAGCAGTTCATTCTCTTGTTCAGCTAGACGTTCACCAACTTCCAGGGAATCTAGTTCTTCAGCAGAGAGTTCACCCTCTACCAACTCGGATGGATTAATCGTAATTTCGTTTGCCATTTGCTGTGATAACGGTTAGATTTCCAAGACCTACTGTCTTGACAAAATCGGGGGAACGACCGATGGTGGGTTCACCAATTCTGCTACGCTTCATACTAGGCGCAGGCTCATTGGTTTGATCATCAACGCTGTCAACCGAAGGGACTTCCTCCGGGGATGTTCGCTGTTTGTTCGATCTCTGGGTTCTCGTTGGTGTTTGTTTGTCCATTGAGCTGATTCATTAATTGTGGATTTTTAGTTGGATCCATCAGTGGAGCCTTAGCCATGTTAGGAGCCTGCTTAAGTTGCTCCATCTGCATAGCTTGTTCTTGCTGATCACTTTGCTCCTGTTGGATCTGACTTACGGACTTAACAAGATTCAGTACATCAATACCTTGAGCAGCAGCAAGACGCTTCACTGCCTCATCTACGTTAACATAAGTCATCAGTGCTTCAGGTCCCAATGTCTGTGCAATGGTAGTGAAGAACTGTGTTAGTGATTCCCTATCCTGTCCTCTACCAAGTGCATTGATACCAGCAACAATAGTAGGCCGTACAAGATCCTTAGGAATACGTGGGATCTCCTGTGTCTTCTGTAGTACAGAGAGTTTACGGTTAAGATAAGGCACAAGGAACTCAACAGTAAGCAGCGAGAATAGGCCACCTAGTTGTTGCTCTAGTTCCATCTGTGTCATCCTTACCTCTTCAGCAGTAGTGCGCTCACTGTTCCTAACATTAAGGATGAGGAACGCTTCACTAAGGCGACGCTCTAGTACACTAGCCATCTCCATAGCAGTCTTGAAGTCTGCTGTCTTACCAACCTGCACCACACCGATATCATCAGGACGCCCCTGTACGATGGCTCCGTTCCCCGCAGCAGAGAGTGTCTGCGGCTTAGTAGTACTAGACGGGGAGACGGTAAAGACCACCTTAGCGGCCACTGCAGAGCCCTCTACGAGAGCTTGCATAAGAGCTTCAAGTGAACGGAGATCACCAAGGAACTCCTCCACTCTACCACGTCCAAAGGCTTCTCCGTCTACAACGTTAAACCTAAGGACTAACCAAGGGTTAGCATCCAGTGGTGCCTTACCTTGAGAGCCAGGAATGATCTTATCAAATACTTCCTGGTGCCATACAAGACGGTTGTTATCTCGTCTGACATGTGTGTAAACATCTACATCTTCATCATTCTCTGAACCTTCCTGACCCGGTGGGTTAACAGGAAGGCTAGCAGTGAGGATAGGTGCAAGGAGTTTACGGCTAATACGTTCTCGTGTAACGATCTCTAGGATGTCACCGTTGCCATCTCGATCTACGACATAGCGATTCAATGGATACAGCTTAAGCCCCTTAGGGCCCATGTAGATCAAAGCATTACCACCTACAACCAGATGCTTAAGAGCTTGGTGTACAGTAACGCGATCACTTGATGCTGCAATGATTTCCATGACAGACCTCTCCATCTTAGCGAAAGAGATATCAAGGTCTGACCGTGCCTCTGGAGGTAACTCAACACCGATCTTTGAGTCATCGATCTGTAGCTTAAAGAAGCTGGTTTGAGGAGGCAGCAGAGCCAGCATCAACTTAGATGCTAGTGTTACTACTCCCTTGGCACCAACGCTTTGCCATGGTGTGATTAACCTTAGGTTGGTTGACCGACCCACATCATCATCCTGTTGGATAAGAGTAGGTAGTGTCAACTGAGAGCACTGAACAGCTGTGTCTAGAAATGTGGTTCGATACTTACTTAGATAATCGTATCTTGATTTAGCTGTCATTTATATTACACTGCTAATGTATTAGAAGAAGGCGGTGTAGTACGGGTGCCACCCAAAGAAGCGATTGTACTCTTAAGTCCTTTCTTATTTTTTTTATTCAAACCTTTCCAGAACTTTGTTCCGATCATGGAATATGGGTCGAAGTCATTAGCTTCTGTAGTAGGGTTAACAACATCAGTGCCGTTACCACCAGTAAGTGTATCAGTGCCGTTACCACCAGTAAGTGTATCAGTGCCGTTACCACCAGTTACAGTAGGTTTAGGAATACCCTTGTCGTTAGTGCCACCACCCATAGGCATGTTGGATTCGTTGTAGGGGCCCTCACCTAAACCACCGCCACCATACGTATACTGTTTGCCAAATCCTAAGTTTGCGGTACGTCCACTAGGCATCATGTACTGACCCCCAGAGACAAGGGCAGACATGTCACGGTTAGTACCGAACTCAGTTGCACGTCGTTGGATCTCAGAACCAAGGCGTCCAGCTCCCATGAGATTACTCATGTAGGAGTCAACACTATTAGGTGACTGTTTACTGGCTTTACGGATGAGCATGTTACTGGCGCCAGCACCAAGACCAATGCCTGCTTTGTCACTCTTCCGTAGGTTCTGATTGATTTTATCTAGTTTCTGGGTAAATTGACCGCCAGATGTAGAGCCAAGGATTCCCGTAAGTTCTGGTTTAGTGATAGTGCCTACCCCCTGTTGACGAATCGTCTTACCAAGTGGCATTTTCACTAAACCAGAACTTACG